GAATGGAGGTGTATAAACCGTTACATCGGTATATTCCACGGTAGTGTTAGCCGCACTAAGTTCAGTAGTGCCAAAGGTAAACGTCCCGTCGCTTTTGCTGGCGGTGACATATCCAAGTCTTGTGTGGTTCGCATCAGTAAGAGCAACGGCCTGTGCTGCTGCCAAAGCCAACGCCGCCGTATCGTATCCAGTAGCGTTATCCGCCGCTTCCATCGCGTGAATTGTTCCGTCAACTCCGACTTCAAACCCGACACCACCAAACTTATTCTGAGGGATAACATCATTACCGGGTGCTGTTTCCGCTATGGCTTTACTGTATCCGGTCCCCGCAATGTCAAATTCGACTGCTGCCGTATTCTTTACGGAGGTTGCCGCACTTGTTCCAATCGCTAAGTTGGCTTCATTCTTGATTCCCGTTCCAGATATCTGCTCCGTATAGCAAGTCAGCGTATCCCCCCTTGTCGGGGTATCAACAGACACATAGGTCTTTCCGCACGTTCCATCAAGACACATATAATCCTGTGGGGAAGCGTCGGCTGTAAATCTCCAATAGTTTGTTGCAGCAAGAGTAGTCCCGACAAATGCTATAAAGTTGTACCCTGCGGCAGCCTGTGGGAGAGTGTGGTTGACATCTGCGAGGGCTTGCCCCGTATTCCTTATTACCGTACCGGAGACTTGAGCCGCCGATAGAGGTGAGATTGCCGCCGAACCATCCACACGGGCTAGGGTGGCGATAGGTGCAGTCAAGGTCTTATTGGTGAGCGTTTCGGTTCCGGTAAGAGTGGCGGGTGTCACCCATGTCTGCGCCGACACCTTGTTACCGTTTGGATCACCTGTTCCTGTTGGAACGGCATACACCATCGCCTGTCCAGCAGTAGGTTGGGTACTGCTGTACTGAAAGGAATATGATTCAGAAATAGATGCTGGCCCCATCTGACCTATGTAGGACGTATCGGTGGAGTTTGCTTCATAGACAGAGGAAAGTCCCGCTACTCCGCTTTGTTTTGCGGTAGAAAAACTCTTCCCCGTCACGTCCCCATCTGCGTCAACCGCAAAACCCGTACCGCCAGCATTAAGCGTCGTGAACGTACCCGCCGCAGGGGTAGTCGCCCCTACCGTTCCATTCAATGCTCCACTAAACTTAGTTGCCGCCAGTTCACCAGTGTTGGCATTATATGTCAGCGCCGCATCCGTCTTAGGAGCGACATCAGCCGCAGCATCAGTGGCAAGCATGGGCCAGGTGGTAGTGTCTGCGGTGTCGGCTACGGTGACGGTGGTGGCAAGACCCGGATAAATTTCAACAACCGCCGCTCCCGTTCCAAGATAGAGTTTGTTATCATCCGTATCCTGGCAGAGAGTCCCGTCGGGATAAAATGCGGCAACATTACAGTCTGTAGCCGTATAAATAGTCCCTGCCGTTGGATCTTTATTCACCCCACTATCGGTGTTTATTGCCCCCCACGAAGGTACAGCAAAAAGACTCACAAGAAATACAATTGCCAATAATTTAATCTTCATTTTTACCTCCCTAGACGGCCTTAATGCTTTCTTCTTTTAATTTTTCCAGCGTATTATTACACGCTACGTTTATCTTTTCACGAAATGCCTTTTCCGTGAACGTCCATGTCACAGGTCCGATTTCCTGTATCAATGCCTCAATAAAATCATCGAGTTCTACCTGAAGAGAAATCCCCACCGCTGAAATAGTTGTCTTGATTTGTGGATTGTCCCAATACCTACTAATTGATACTATTGATTTCATACGTCCTCTTTTTTATTAACTATTCGTACACAATTGTAGCATCAAGGTTGTCACCAACTGTTGTCAACATAAGTCCCGTGTTAAAAGGAAGACTATAATCCCACGACCCCAAAGCCGCCGTTGCCGTGGTAATCACTCCGATTACCGGTGTTGATCCCGTCACATTGTCGATAATCGTGATAGATGTTCCGGTTGTATTATTGTAGATGATTTTATGAAGAATCCCCGGCCCCAATTTAAGCGTATGGGTTGCCGCTGCTCCGGTGATATGATAGTAAATCGGTTGGGTTTCCATCAACCCCAATCGGTGAATTGACGCAACTCTTATCGCTAGAGTCTCACTGGCTGCTATAGTGTCAGCATTCAACGAATCAGCGAAGATATGGAAATTCATCGTATTGGCCCATGTTGCCGTTGAAGCTGAAATCATGTGCAAGACAACATCACCAATGACAAAGTAAACCTTGCTGTTTGTCCAGTAAATCTCAAATGTCTTTACAGACGTTCCCGGTGTATAGGTTGCTCCTAACTGACCGTTGAAGGAGGTAACCTTTGCTTCCGTTGTACCTTTACAGGTTACAATCGCAAATTCTGTCCCATCAAATTGAAACCACGCTCCATCGGTAATTGTCGGAAGGCTTGCACCATACCCGATTCCCCAACGGCGTTTATTGTTCGCTATCCCCGCAGATGCTTGAATAACCGCCCTGTAACGTACACCTACACCACTGACATACCGTGACCTTCTGACGCTATACATCGTTACTGCCGCACCAGATGATGTTCCAGAGGTAAGCAATAATTGAGCGTTTGCCTGTGCTATAGTTGCCGCCGTCCCAGTGGCATTTGTTGTCCAGAACTTTGCGTCTATAGTTGTACCTTCAAAGTTGGTCCCTATAAGTCTAGCAGGGGTAACGGTGCGGATCTCCCCCATCGGCGTATGCTCTGCCTTGAAACCGTAAGCATCAGTTGGAGCTGAAATCTTGAAGTTCCCGTTCTTGTCGAGTGACCGGGGGACCGCTTCGACCATCGGGCAGAGTGCGGTTGACAGTCTAAATACCGTGGTTGTTTCCAAATTGGTTGTCACCACAACCCGCACATAAGAAGAGATTACCTGTACCGTTATTCCGAAGTCGGTTGAGCTTGCGGTATAAAAATAGTCATCGACAATATCCCAATTCGGCGTTGCATTGGGAGATTGTTGGACGCTTACCTTGCAGTTCTTGTCGGCAAATAACCCCACTTGGATACCGACGATTCCAAGAGTTGATGTCTTTGTTCCTGTGAACGTATAGGTATTCCCCGCCGCTAGATTTGTCGTGCTACTGTTATTTGCATCAGCAGTAACATTCTGGTCAACTGGGAATACCGCACTTGTCCCTGGCCTAACATGGAGAGCATTACCCGCACCCACCACAGACCCGCCGTATTTGGTGAGATCCATCGTCCCTGTCACGGTAAGCGTGTCGGTCTTGATCAGTGGTTGGGTCATCGCCACCCATGCGAGGGTTGATGTATCCCAAACGTAATTCTGATTTTGGGGCAATGGGTCTACGTTAATCACTAGCTAATCTTCCTTCCGTATAGATAAGCCCTCATTGTGGTCTGGTCTGCGCCGTTGTTCCTGATCCGAATCCGTGCATAAGGCATGAGGTTCGTCACTTCAAACGGGAAAGCCGTTCCCCCTGTGATTGCTCCAGAACTCGTGCCGGGAGCCGAGGAATAGTCAACATCAACTCCGTTGTCGCTTAAATCCACATACAACTGAGCATTACCAGAGGTATTCACTACACCAGTCAGCGCGGCGAATCCTCTCACCTCATACCATGCACTTTGATACTCTTGATTCATAGTGATCGTAGCAGTTTCATTTGCCCCGATATCCATGTCATCCACAACGATTGCCCCGGAAGCTACGGTCTTTAATGTGAATGTGCCATTGGAAGCGGAGTTTGATGCACCACTGATGACCATGATATCCCCGGCGGTAAGTCCAGATCCGATATTGGACGCAGTGTAGGTCTGATCTGCTTGAGTTATTACCGTTGACCCGTTGAAATACTGAAGCAATTCCGTTACTTTGCACAATCTTTCCAAAATCATATTTCTCATGGTTTTCTCCTTTACGTTTCCTTGTTCGTTGCTAAAAGGTAAAGTACATCAAATCCTGCCTTCATCGCTGCCTTGCATCCCGCTACGGTATTAGGAACAGCATCTATCGCAGCAGCAACGGATTGTCTTGAGGGGAATTTTTCAAGAACAGCGGCACGGATACGGTCAAGTTTCGATTGCTCATCATCCGCAGCCTGTGCGTTTGCTATCTCAACCGGATCTTCCGCTTTTGCCGAAAGGTATGCGACATAATCCACTTCCCTCTCTTCAATGGTATCTGGGGAATATCCCGCATTGATGGCGTTCTGAAGCAACAACCCTTCCGCACCTGGATCTTGCATTTCAATGATTCTCTTTGTCTCTGTAACAACGCATATTCTCATATTGTCCCCCTATCCCGCTGCAAGCATATAAAAGGTAAACGTAGCGGAGGCGGTTGCTCCCGTTCTTGTCCAAGTCAATGTTATATTCGTGGGATCAAGAGTCTTAACCACAGCATCTTGTGACTTACCCGCATCCTCATAGGCATAGATTAGCTTTTGTTGCGCTGAAACAGAGGACACTACTGAACCATGATCCCCCGCCGCCGTTCCAACAGCGTACCCTATAGATGCACCCTTAGTGGAAACAGCCCCTATTGCAAATACAGCTTTTGGAGTTATCCCAAGTCCGTGAGCATAGTTAACATCTCCAGTGGCGGCATCCATCGCCCTTGTAGCGGCAATAACCTTGAACCGAGTGTACCGTAGCACGGCATCTGAATAGTTCCCGTAAATCAACGTAATGTTGCTTGTAGAGAATGTGTAATCAGGTGCGTCACCTGTGTCATACTCAAACCGAACCCGTGCCACCGCTACGCAATAGTCCGTACCCGCCCTAGTGTAAGTGCTTGAATCCTCCAGAAGCATATACCCGTCTGCGGTGTTGGTCGTTCCTGTCGGGCAAAGCTGATAATCGCTCCTATTTGACATCCCCCATACAATACCGGAATCAGCCGTTGACCATATCGCATAGACATATACTTCGTAGTCGGAACCATTTGACGATGGCAATCCCCAATACCCGGTTCCATCGGCAAGGGTAAACGAACCTGTTCCCGAAACAACCGCCGCCGATCTCGTTCTCCAAGTCACCCCTGTTCCGTTTGGAATCGCAATCCTGATTGGATATGTGGTGGTAGGGTCAACACCAGTAGTGCTTTCAAATAGGTCAAGGATGTTTGTCGTGGCATTCCTTGTCACCTTGAGGTTGTTCACATGATGGTAATACGCCGTGGGCCATGTTGAGAACCATGCCCTCTTGTCTGTCGATGTGGTCTGCACACCGGATGCGGTTACAACCGTTCTAATCGGTATCCTTCCGGCGGTGAACGATCCAGCCACAACATAAACTGTCCCGTTGGATGCCACTTCGATATAATTTGTCGTATCGTCGGTAAGGCTTACCGTACCTGCTGTAACAGTTGTAATTGTATTGTCGTTACGGAACTGACCACCCTTGTACCCCCAAGTAAGACCTGTTGTTGTGGCGGTGTTCTCATCAAATACAGCCGACATGGTTAATGCCGCCGCATGATCGGTGTAAACCTCTGCCAGGGCTGTCTCAACATTCTCCGCCGCAAAGTTATTGGCAGAGTCGTAGATACCAATGCACGATGCCCCCTTTCCACTAGCAGTGGAAGCGAGATCGGTTATGATTTGGTTCATCGCCGTGAACCCTTCCTTGATGGTATCCTTACTCGCACCCGTCATTGTCGTAGGTGTTAAGCTCATGTCGGTGCTACCTCCTTCGTAAACACATCCGATTCATCCACATAATGTGTCTCATCATCAACGTACAGGACTTCGTTATCCACAAATATCATCCGTCCCGTGTTCCCGTTCTGCTCCGGTGTCCATGTGGTTGTCATTCTATTTCACCGATATCTTTTTCTGTAGTGCGGATCTAGTGTCCATACCAGACTGCATAACGCCCTTCATCTTCTCAAAGGTGAAGAAGTAATCCCTTCTCACCCCACCCTTATCGGAAATCCCGCCTTTCCCCATCCGCTCAACCTGTTTATCCATCCCTTCATTCCACTTCTGCATTAACTTGAGCGCAGAAGGTCTATCGCCATCCCTTACAAATTGCTCTGCATAGGATCGTGCGGTGTTGTATCCAGTTTCTATTTCCTTAATCAAATCCCATATGTCACGTTCCTTTTGCCCACCCTGTTCCTTGTAGAATCTCCCCGTTAATCCCTTCATCATTGCCGCAGGGTCAAGACCTTCACGCCCATATCCCGCTATGATATTGGACATGAAATTTTGCATCTTGAGAGGAGACATACTGATATTTGCTTTGTCCTTCAGTTCTTTTGCAATCCATTTATATGTCTCTGGTGTCTTTTCCTTAAACTGAAGTTCTGGCGGTTTGTTCTTCTCCATGAAGTAAGGAACAATATCCTGACCAGTATAAAGATTCTTATTGGTTATGTTCTCATAAACAGCCTTCACCGCAGGAGGGGTTACGTTAGATGCCGTTAAACTGGCAGACAACTTTCCTTCGTTGGCAAACGCTATCGGAGATAAGTCACTTGCAAACTGAGTTAAAAATTCAGTAGTGCTTTTCTTGTCATCTTTCCATACCTTATCAATAAAGTGTTCTATGGGGTTCCAAAGCATCTGCCCCACATCACCTTTGGGAATCACAAAATATGTCGGGACAGTGTTTCCCTTCTCATCCTTCGTTTCACCAGTGATAAACGTGAAATAATTATCTCTAGTGTATCTAGGGATATCGTCGTACAAATCAGAGAAGTGTTGCCGGTTATAGGCATACAACGCCGCACCAGGGAGGACAGCCGCCATGAATCCCTTGGCTATCGTTCCCTTGGGGTCACTCTTCAATGCCTCTGCCATAACTGTTCGCGCCTGTACCCGTGCATTAAGAAATGGCACAAACTGATTCAATACTTTCAGAAGGCTTCCAGACCTGTTGAAATCAATGGTTGCCTTTCTTGCAAGCGTAGCGGCATCATCCATCGAACCGCCCTGTTTGATTGCCCTCTCATAAACCGCCATACGAGGCGCAAGTTCTATTGCACCGGACAACTTTTCAATCTGCTTGAATAGATTGGCTTGATTCATCACAATCTGAAGCGGTCCCTTGAATAACTTTTCCTTTGTCGCCGTGGCATCCCTTACTTCACTTGTCCATCCAAAACCACCACCGTGTTTCAGGTATCCTTCCACTGCCTTTGAGTTATTGGCAAACTCATACTTCAATCCCTCATAAGCACCCTTCAACCAATCGACGGGGAATTTCACGACCTCTGCCCCACGATAAACCGGAGATGTTACAAAGGCCATGAATGCGTCACGCACCGCATTACCAACCGTGAACGGGAGATACAAGGTAGTTGCTGAACTTCTGAATATAGAGTTCATCGCCTGTACCGCCTTTGGTGCTTGCCACGGCTTCAACTGCTTCATTGATTCCGTAATCTCTTTTGGTGCGACATATTTCTCAACATTTCCGTTCTTCATCCGATTAATGGTGTCCCATCCATCGGGAACAGAAGCGACAGGATTCATGCCCTGCTTCGTGAGGATATCGAACTCTTTTTTAGTCTGCGCCAATGGACGAATCATCGCCTGCTTTACGGGATCGGGATTGGAAATCATGTCATCAATGAAAGTAGAAGCAACTTTATTCTGTGCAAACTGAGCCTGTGCGCTTGCGAATTTCCTTATTGTCGCTTCTATGGGATCGTCGATAGCCTTTTCCGTCCCCTTCATTGCCTTGATGATTTTCTGGTTACTCATGCTGAAGTATTCATTACTCGCCAATATTGGAATCTTGTCCATATCTTCAGGCATATGGGCAAGTACATCAAAGGTGGCATAGAAACTATTGTTCGCTTTTATCTTGTTGTATGCCTCTTGAGAAATAAAGCCGTTATCCAAAGCCTCTTTTAAAATGTTTCGTTGCGCCCAATTATGGAATCCATCAGCCGCCTTGCGAAGGTCGTTGATGTCACCACCTTTCGCCTGATAGGTTGCCTCGATTTCTTTAACTGCGCCTTGAGCATCAGCCAATGTCACGTTATTCGGGTTCTTTATTCCATTCTCTGCACGGTTTATGGCTCGTTTTGCGGCAATGTACTCGCTAACCATGACCGAATCTTTTTTGCCAAACGGCTTGAAGTATGGGTCAAGTTCACTCATCTTTATAGCGGCAACATCCTTGTAGGATTGATACTTAATTGCCGCATCGTATGTTTCACGGGAAACCTTGTTTATCGGCTCAAACTTATCTATCCCCATTTTCCAGACATCATTCCACAAACCCATGAAACTGAATGGAGTCTTGTCCTGTCCAATCATATCGTGGACTTTTGACCAGTTTGGATTCTGATCATATAACTTCTGAGCCGCAGCTGACTTTTTTAGGAATGGAGCCATCTTGAACGCAGCCATGCCAAGTGCCGCACCCCCTGCACCTTTGGCAAAGTCATAGGTGGGATTTCCTTCCTCATCAACATCGACACCGGTAATCGCACCCGCGCCGTGCATAGCGACTTGGGAATCTAAGTATTTTTGCTGTAGCCTCTTAGCTTCGGTATAGCGGTCTTTTTCTGGAATATCTTTCCCGACACGTTTTAGCCAATAAGGTGTCTTTTCTGGATCATCTTTTAATGTGCGTATTCTCTTTTCCCGTTTCGGAGGTGGCAATGGTGCTTCAGAAAATACATCTTCCGTACTCGCAACTCCTCGCGGAATGACTATCTCTTCAGGTACGGAACCCTTTCCGTATTCCGGTAAACTCTTGCCAACACTTAACTCCTGTGGAATTGGTTCTACTTTACCCTCTTCAAGCAACGATGCAACTTTCCCCTGCCGTAACGCATCCCCTTTCTGTAACGCCGCATCCCCCTGCGCTTTCCCACGCAATAAATCCACAAGGTTCTGTCGTAATGCGTCTTTTTCGGCAACGTCCAGTTTGTCTAGCTTGTTAATATCAGACATCATGGTTTTGGGAATCTTGACTACCTCTTTTGCGCCTAACGAAACTTCCCCTCTTCTAATATACCGCATGAACTGACCGGCAGTTGTAACGCCCTGCTTTGCCAAGTCTGCACCGATAGCAGGTCCAACCATAGGGTCATTCGTCAGGTCAAGCGCAAGCCGAATATAATTCGCACCCTTTCCGAAATCCTGTTCAAGTGTCCTTCCCGAAGTTGCCTTGTAATAGCGGTCATAGCTTTCCCCCCAATCACCTTCCTTGCCGATAGACCTTGCCGCCGATTCAAAACCACCACCCAACATCACCAATGGCTTTTGATACCACGGGAGTTTATTCCACTCTTCAAATCCACCGCTTGCGTCAATAGGAGCGTTCTGCATCCCACGGATAAACGCTAATGGTGCATTCGCCGCACCGACAACAACGCCCAATGTCTTTGACGCACCCTTGCCGATATCGGAAGTAATACTCGACAACACGGAAGGTTCATCCTTCATGTACGGGTTATCTTCAGTTTTCATATATGGGTTATCTGGAATACCCATGTATGGGTTTGCTTCCATTAAAAATCCTTACCTGTCCTTTGCTTGTATATCTTTTTAACTTGAGTGGGATCTTTACCAGCCGCTATTGCCGCTTGAGCATTCTCTCGTTCCTTGTCCACGGGAGGAGCCGCACCCTGCTTCCCGTTAATCAAGTCGTATGAATCTCCCCATTCTTTTATCTTTGCGGGAGTAACAGGAATGCCCAATGCTGAAGACTGTTCCGCTATCTTAGAAATAAACTTAGTCTTTGTTTCAGCATTCAAAGCCATTGGGAGGGCTTCTTTTTCCGTGACTCCAAGAACCTTTGCGATATACGATGTCTTTTTCTGAAGTGCCGCAGTGTCATCGCTCTTCTCTTCCGGTTTAGATCTACCTATATTTGTCCATACCTGTTGTCCGTCTTGAATTCCGTCGAATCGTACCTGCGACTTGGTTCCGTCTGGATTATCGACATCCTTGATAGTTCCAAGGGGAACAGTAGTTTTTGGAGTCAACATCTGTTTCGTAAGTTCAGGAATCGTTTTTTCCTGAGTCTCTTTCGCCAGAGAAGCAGCAGCCGGGAAAGCGTCACTTGGCTTCTGTTTCAGAGATAGTGCTGATAACTGAAGCTGTTTGCTAAGAGCCGCATTCGCTTCAACTATCTTAGGAAGTTCACCAGTGATAACGGCGGCGTTAAGTTTATCCGTCAAATCAGAGATTACTTTTATCGTCGCTCCCATCTTGTAATCAACTCCCTGAGATACTTCTGTTTCAGCAACAAAGTCATGCTGATACCCTGTCTTTTTATACAAATCCTGACCAAGTATTTTCAGGTTATCGTTTGCGGCAACCATGAGGTCGGTATCTTCAGCAATTAGGGCTTGTTCTTTTATCTTCTTCCAGTGGCTTACGGACTTTAGCGCACTCTCTACCTCTAAATTCGTAAGTTCCTGTTGCTTCTTGGCATTGTCGGCAAGGAATCCGGCTTGTTGGATAATCTTAGTGACTTTCGCCGCCTGACTCATCCCCATAACCCCTCTTGCAATATCAGGTTCGTATAGCCTGTATGCGGCGTTGGGGTCGGCAGTTCCTGCTTCGGCAGATTTCAAGAATGCAGAACGGCTTGAAGTAGCCTCATCTTGAATCGCCTTGGCTTCCAGAGCCTTCTGCTTCTCGTCCCAATCAAGACCTTGTTGCATCCACAGAAGACCCATTTTCCCCAACGGGTCTGTGCCGTAATTGTGTACCGGGTATCCGTCTGCCATGTTCGTTACCTCGTTAATATCCTAAATTATTCCATTGGTTAAGAGAACTGTTAGGGTCTGATATGGAACTAGAAAATGTGCTTGATCCGCTACTGGGTGTGGAAAGATACTTCCACCAATCAGAGCCGTATTTCGTTGTTAACCCAGCCGCCGCAACTGCCAAATTCCCATATAATCCGTACTTGCTTGCCGTATTAGAAGCACTCGCCGATTGACTACCCAACGCAAGTCTAGTCGCTGCGTCAAGGTTGGCAATGTTCCAACTGTTACTCAAGCCGGACATACCAAGATTGTAACTCTGTGTAGTCTGCCATCTTGAGGTTGCGTCATTTAACTCAGCGATGCTTTTTGTCAGTTCCCTATTCGCCGCTGCAATCGCCTCGTTGGAAGAGATACCCGCATACTGCACTTTTGCACTGAGCTCCCCTAGTGCCGCTTGCAATGCCCTGTTCTCTGCGGAAATGTTCTCAGTTGAAAGCATATTACTGTATCCAGAACCCATTCCTAAGAGTCCCATAGATTCGTTGGTAAGCATCTGCTGTTCTGTCAGCGCACGGTTCTTGTTTCCCTCAATCATGGAAAGCATCTGGGAGTTCTTCTGACCACGGATGGTGTTCACGCCTTCCGCAATCGCTACGTTTGAGCGACCGCCTATTTCACCCAGTATCTTCTCACCCACCGTCCCCTGAAGCACCCCACGGTTCACAAGGTCTGCCAGTGCGGTGTTCCATACCTCTTGTGTCTGGGTATTGACTTGGCTCTTGAGATTAGCGACAGCAGATGTTTCCATCTCATCGAACATGGCTTTTTCATCGGAGGTCAACGTACCAGCCATGTTTGCCAGTTTACGGGCTTTCTCAATCTCACCCAATCGCCGTGAAGCATAGGCGATTTGTTCTTTGGCTAGTCCGTAAATTTCTGCGCTAAGAGGGTTTGTATAGGTGTTTTCGTATCCGCTTTCCCATTCCCCTCCGCCTTCTTCTCCACCTCCGGGTTCCGGGTCGGGCGTGGGAGTAGGTGTTGGTGCAGGAGCTGGTGGTTTATATTGCTTCGCAAGGATGCCATAGGAATTTGTCAAATCTTCAAAAGAATACTTCCCCGAAGTCCATCCCATACTCAAGTCGGACAAATAATCAGTTTCATCCGCATTGTACGTCCCACCCGCAAGATCCCTTATAACCCTTTGCTGCGAAGGCGTTGCGGCATCATAAAATGTAGGCATCTCTTACCCCCTAAACTATATCGACCTTCTGCTTAAATTCGTAATCCACCGAACTAGGCTGCATGACGAAGTTCTCAGCAACCGCATTATGAGTCCACTTCAAAGCAAGGGACTTACCAGAGATCCCGAATAACCGGATGTCCTTGCGTTTAACCCCTGTTCCCGTCCATGACGATACCGTTTCGGAACTTAGAGAAGTGTACGTTCCTGTCCGTATCTGCTCATCATCCATCAAATCCACGGCGTATGAAGGTGTCATTGTCAGTGTGGATTCGGTAGGATTGATGTAGGTATTGAGTTTGTGAAACTGCTTGCGGTATTCGTTACCCGTCTTTACTTCCCCAACGCCTGAAATCACTTGGACATAGTGCCGTGGAATCGCTACCCCCGAATCGTCGTTTGTATCGCAGTCCAGCTTTCGTGCAATACCGTCTTGGAATGCGGCATACATATCGTCAACAGAACCGTTCTGAACGCCGGCGAAGTCGGTAATATTCATCCCACTCATGGGGAATATTGCGTATCTTCCCGTTTCCTTGAACGTCCGGTAATCCATCGCAAAGACGTATCGTGTCGTTGCGCTCGTAGGAATACTCACCCAGATCCTGTGCTTCTTCTTGTAGTGGAAGAACTTGGTATATTTCAGATAGTCGGGGTCCGCTATGTCTTTCAGGTAATCACGGAAGTGCGGGATCACCGACGCACTCTCAACATCACCGTATTCCTGAATCCCAGACAGTCTCTTGATGTCGAATCCATCCAAGAAGATGCAGTCGTTCCCAACCTGAGTCACCGCCCACGGAGAAGTGAATCCCACCGAATCCCCGCTACGGTCATAGACCGGATAGATGTTCAGCTTGCTTGAGTCTGTCGGGGGATCTCCGTTCATCTTGTAAAGCTGGTTCCGCTTACCAATTAAGAGCCAATCGAAGAATCCCATAAGAGCCGTGATAGGATCGTTCACATCCCCAACATACTGCTGAACCCTTCCCACCGAAGTCGTAGAGGTTGTCCAATCCGTAGGATCTTTGATAACCGAACCACTCAGCAACGCCACGTTGGTTGAATCACCGCCCAACCAAACCCGTGAAGACCATTCCGCTATCGTCAGACCATGCGGAGGGCTACCCGCCAGATCCCCACCCGCCGAAGTACCATCAAAGTATTGGGGATGATCAGCGCCCTCATTCACACAGATTGCCTTACCCGCAAAGTTGACCCATTGAGTCATCTTGTCGTTTGTCAATCCGGTTACGAAGTTAATGAAGTCATTTGTCGTAACGTCATAATAAGCAAGGAATGTCTTATAAGAACAAACCTTTTTCAATGTAGAACCGGAACGATACTCAAATAGTCCAGTCATTCGGGAATTTCCATAATCGACGGCGGCATTGTTGAGTTTAAGCGTCCCACCCCTTCCGGTAATCAAACCGGATTCAGTAACAACACAATTCGCCGCGTCTGCCAGAAACCCAGGGGGAAGTGTTGGTGGGGGAACACTGTAATCAACTCCGTATGCGCCTATTCCGTAAGTTAGCTGTGGCATTATTTATAGTCCGATTTCCGCATAATAATTGGTATCGTGTTCCGCTTGGGGATCAGTTCCAAATCCAACTGAATCAATGCCTGTAACGCCGTTTCGTAGTTTGCCCTGTACTCAACCCTCTTCTGCGGGTCTGCCACTATCTCAAGCGCACCATAATAGATCCCCCCACGCTCAAGACAAAACTCAAACTGGTCCCACATGGGATTCACGGAACCCGACAGTGCCGAAGGATACGCCGAATAGACCATTGACCCGATGTACGTTGCGTCCGGTGTCGGGTAGAGTCGGAAAAGATACTGGTTTGTATTGATGTCAAATTCAATACAGAAATGCGTCGGCATGTCATCCTCAATATAGAGGTAGTCGATGTAATGCGCTGTTGCCGTTGTCATCGAGCCAGTACCTAGCATCGTTATCGTTCCCGCCACATAGTCCATCGTGTAATCTGTATCCCGAACATAAGTGGTTGTTCCCGCCACGTTTGTCACCGTTTCTGAATACTGCTGGATTCCACCATGATCCAAGTCAACCGCCGTTCCCGAAACCACCGTCACGGATTCATCGGTTACTTTTGTTTCTTGGATTTTCCTTTGCATTTCTTCTGGCGTAATCTGAGATATGATTTGGTCATTGCTTTCATCCTTTAATGTAAGAAATCCTGAAAAGTCTGATGGGGCTTGATAGGTCTGTTGCCCCGCCGTTGTCCTGAAGATGGACTTTGTTCTGAGCGTCTTAAACCGATAGCGGAGATACATCTCCCGGTAAGACGCATTGGCCCACCGGAGAGCGTAGGAGAGCATTGTGGAGTCTGATACCTGCGCTCCCTCACCAAGCCCGTAAATCACGTTTTGCTCAATCGTTGTCGTGGACATTATCTTGCCCTTCTCAATGCCTCAATGTTTCGCACCATCGGATTAGAGGGGTCTAGCCGTGCCATAAGCGATCTATATTCAATCGCTTTCGATCCCATCTTCTGCTGAAATTCCATCTGTTGTCGCACCGCCGACTCAAAATCCGTTGCCCTTGATGCCCTGTCGGAACTCTTAGGATACCTCTGTGAGAACAACTTCTGAGTAGGCATGGCTTCCTTCAATTCCGCGGCGAGTTCCTTCGCCCGTTTATAGGCCCTGTTCGCTTCCTCACCCTTCAACTTCTTAGGTGTGTTTGATTCAATGAACCTTTTCGCTTTGGCGATTTGGTGCTTAATCAACTCCGGTTCCTGAATCTTGTCATTCCTGAAGCTCACCCCACGGTCAACCTGACCGCCCTGGAGCATGGATTCAAGTTCTTTTACTTCTTCCTTCTTTTCCCGAAGGACGGATTCAGAGGCGTACACCTTCGGACCCTTTATCTTCTTTCGCATAATCCCCCCTGTGGTATTCCATATCCATAAAGTTTATTGTCACGGGTCTTCATAATGCGTGACTCCCTCCCAAAAACATTGACCTTAATTCCCCTCCCCATTGCCATGCCGCACCAAAAATCAACCCCTGGCTTCTGATAGGCATATTCACCGGAGTCGCTCATATTAACCCCATACAGGTCAATTTCGGTGTATCCTTCGTCAATGCAGAGAGCAATCGCATAATCAGCCGTGCTAGAAAAGTAATCCGTCCCAAACTTTTTAATGATCTTTTGAAGCGGGTAATTTTCACGATCAATGTAAGGGATACTTAAATCATTCGCTACCTTCCTGGCCTTTATAGCCTCTGCCAATTCCGCTTCTCCCCACAAGGAATAATCGTTCATGTCGATTACCCTTGCTACAAGCCTCCTGAGAATCAGTTGGGTTATGCCTAGTGTCTCTCCGCTAAGAGGGGCTAGTTCCCACCCCGTTCCCTTGCCGATTATCGTAATTTTCATTTATAAAAAACATCCCCGTGTTTTGAACAAATTCCCTTACCATTGTGCTATGTTCTTTAATCCCCTGTGTTGTCAGTGGTGCGTACTTAAACCCTCTCTTTGTAAATTCCTTTACCCAATACTCATTTGGCTTACAGTTGGAATGCCACGGTCCGGGTTTGGGATTGTGAGTGCAGAACACATATTTACAGTTCCCGAAAACACTGAACACATTATCAAGATACTGCTCCTCAATGTGTTCCAGAAACTCCACCGACCACGCAAGGTCTTTCGGTTCGATTACAAAAGGACCATTTTCAAAGTCGTGCCTGATATCAGAAATTACCGTGGGATCTCCATCAATCCCAACCGCATCAACACCCATTTCCTTTGCCAGAGTCACCATCCCACCCGGGCCACATCCCACATCAACCATTGTTTTGATTCCCAAATTACGAACAATGTAATCAAGAGAACCCTTATCCATGTTCGTCATGTTGCAATGACCACCAAGTTTACCCATTCACTGTTTCCAGTCTTTTTTAAGATATGGGGTCTGGAATCCTACTGTGTTATTCATTAAAAACATACCGTACCTTGCCGCTATTTCCTTCCTGTACTGCTCATCCTTGTAAGTCGCCATCGGTTCCTGATTCAAATTCAGTTTCAAGTTATGGATCTCATACTTTCCATGCTTCACTTTCGGAGAGATCTCCTTTATCCGTTCCAGCATACACGGTGATATATCGTCTACCCCATCCGTACTTTTCCTTGAACCCAAGGGCATCGCACATCCGCATCTAGGGCAGTAGGTTTCCATCTGCTTCACAAAATCTTTCGGTGTCCTCTTCCACCACCCCGGCTCGACGGGCCATGCTTCATTTTCCCCCAACAACATCGACAATGCCCCCGCCACCTCACAGAAGAACGCACCCTTGGGATTGATTGATGCGCTCCATCCTTCCTGTACCCAGCAATGTTCGATCAAGTACCACATATGGTATGTGTCTTGCTTCCACACTTCCTCTGCCGAAACTAGAACCGGGCAGTGCTGAACGTCATCCCTTGTGTGGTCGTTCAAGAAGATATGTCCGAATGTCTTGACGATGATCTCCCGGTAATGTTCCTTCCCCTCTGGAAATGATGTCCACAATCCGCACCGGATGGGGGGAATCTTGCTGTGAAGGTACTCGCATATCTCAATAAAATCTGGATGCAAGAGAGGCTCACCGCCCATTATTCCCGTCATCCGTGGAAAATCCACCAGAGAGTTCACCGCCCTCTGAACATCTTCCATTCCCATGAAATAGGGATTTGGATGATGACCAATCAACCTTGTGCAGTTTGAACACTGGTTTTGGCAGACGTTGGTAATTTCAATCTGCAACGTGTCGCAATCTCGTAGAGGTCTCATTTCAACCCCCACGCCTTCTTTATTTTCAACATCCACTGCACCTTTTCGTCTACGCTGATTAAGTAGTCATGCCACAGGTAATCAGCACTTCTCAAGTTGTAACTCGCCATAATGCTTTCAATCGTCTGATGCTTTAACCCGTACCGTGCTATATTCCTAGAGAGCGTGTAGTCATCAATCAAATGGTCGTTGGTGACCACCGTTTTCTCTTCTGCCGGTACGAGAGTGATGTTTTCAACCGCATTACTTAGTGGGATATCTAGGGGATGCCATAAATCCAAGCACCAGTTACTTGCCACCGCAAACCAGTTGCAAGCCCCTATGTGCCTTCCATCCCGCATGAAATACCCGTCATACTTCCATCGTGAAGAAGCGAAGTCTTTCCCGTGGAACAACACCGTGTCCTTTGGAACGAGGGCGGTCACATCGGGAAGGTCCACTCTCAGCATCGTGTCGGCATCAACGAAGATGTTCCAATCGTTCTCTTTGCCAAGGTCGTAAATCTGCAACTTTTCATATACAGGGGGAAAGTCGGGATACCTTCTTTCCTTTATGACAAAGAACTCTGCACCAATCTTATCCGCATACCTCTTGAGCATCGGAAACGTGATCGCTGTTATTTCCGGTGCATAGTTGTCAACTGACAACGTGAACAATGTTTTCTTCATTCATCCCTCCTGAATGAATCTACATTTCATCGAGTTTTTTTAACTCTTCCTTTCTTACCCGTCTCCCTTGCTTTTTCTCGTACCACCTCACCTTATCACGTTCTCTGTCCCCCATTTCAGAGGGGTATCCGCAACTGGTAAGGTTATCCTGAAATTCGGAGATTGTTTTCCCCTTGAACTTATTTTCGCCTTTTATAATGATTTGAATGGTCATTTGCTTTTCTTCACCTTTTTAGGAGTAACATCATTTATTTGACACTCACAATCCCTGTCTTCAACCCTTACTGATGGAGTATCGTCTTCTCCACCCACAAACTGAGGGATCTTCCCCGTGTCCTTACAAATATCACATTTGTACTCCGGCATAAATCCTCCTATCATGAGGAAGGAGCCGTTTGCCAGACGGCCCCCCCCAATATGAATCTACGCAAGAATCGGGTGAATCGGATCAGCGTCGCTGGACCCGTAGCAACCCGCCATAGTCCATGTGGTCGGAAGGATGCACTGGCTACCCGCCGCCCCAAAGGTGTCGATCATGTTCGCACCAGGATCAACAGGGAACGAACAGAAGGCAATATGCCCCATGTCTCCATTGGCAATCTTGATGAACCTGTTATCCCCACCATTGGGAAGTCCATCAAGGAAGTTGCAGCGGACAATCAACCAACTGTCTGCACCGGTGGTATTTCCCAAGCCGCCCTGAGAGACATAAATATCAACGCCTCTCGTTGCCACCGCACCGCCGAAGTCGCAGTTCTCGACCCTCGGACCGAATGAAGCACCGGACATTTCCGACAAAGTAGAGTAAATTCCCTTGACGTTGTCATGGAAACTACAGTCCTCAATAAGAACTCCAACAGGACTGTCCATACGAACAGCCCCACCTGTTTTCGCATTGTCCAGACGGCAACCACGGATAGTCAGGCCATAGGGTGCGCCGGAACTATTGCCATAGTTGTAGGCATTCACAATCGCCACTGCATCGGTTGCATTCTGTCCTGTACCGGCAAGACGCATCCCTTCCAATGTCACATGAGGAGCCTTCACATTGACCACATGAGAAGTGGAAGCGGATGCCTTGATGTCAACCCCCATGTACGGGCGTTTCGGGTTGCTACCCGCACCAATCATGGAAAGCCCCGCAAGGCCAATAGGAATCGTGATGTTGTCGATGTAATAGGTCTGGTTCCCCGTTGCGGTTGAACGAGGACGGATGTAAATCACCGCATCCCTGTATCCCGCTGAGTTTGCCGCATTCACCGCCGCAGAGGGCAATGTAAGCGCATACTCAGGATACCCAAGGCCAGTGTTACTGACATTTCCGTTGTCGCCATCGACAAAGTACATCCTGTCTGCGGCCCACATATCGGAAAGCCTTCCGGCCCCAATCATTCGTTTAAGTTTCATTTTAACCCCCTAAAGGTCTTATTGGCGTTGCCTATGGTTGGTAGGGGGCAGGTTTCCCCACCCCCTACAATTAATTAAAAATATCAGCCTGTTACATTATGTCCGTAGACAGGCTGCCAACCCGCGACCTGGGTGTTGCTTCTGTAGTACACGGACCACTTGGCAACCAGCGTGTCGTAGTCGCGGTCATAAGCGAACTCTGGTTTAATCCGATCCCACCACAGGATGAACTGCTTGAGCATCTTGGAATCGACGAAGAACCAGTTGTTACTGTCGGTCAGGCGAGGCCACACAGCCATCTTGTACCGACCATAATGAAAGTTGACGTTGTTCACATCATCGTCAACCTTTCCCTTGGAATTGATAAGCTCATAAGCCGTTTCCTCAAGGGCAACGGGGATAATGAGCGTATCGTAGTTCACATCCATGAGCTGTCCCCTATCGTTGTAAATAGAGGTGAACCCAAGTCTCCGTGTTGCTTCCACGGAAGTAGCCGACAATGGGGATGTCCCCGTGTTGGACTGCGTGGTTGAATCATCCGGGGAATAAGGATGTGAAGCGGAGCAGAGGGCTACACCGTCAGGCATACCCGCCGTGTCGGTGAACGCATTGGCGAACACAGACGCACCCGCCTTCTCGCGGGTACGGGCAACGGAAACAGCCAACTGCCACGGACGACCATCCAGAATCCCGAACAGTTCATCGTCAACGAGTTTCCGTTCAGCCTTGATTCCAAGTGCCTTCTCAGGGAAGGTCACGGAAGAATCATAAAGCTGGCTGAAACCGTCATACGAAATCGTCCCGTCGAAATCCTGAACGTCGCCCAACCCACCAACGCCGCTCATCATTTCAGTTGAACGGGTCGATGTCTTCATGCCGAATAGCATGGAAATCATGCTCTGGGAGATTCTTTCGGCATACTCTTTTTCGTAAATTTTGGAAAACCTCGGATCAAGGAGGTCCCCAAAATTTTCCTGAAGCATAATACTAGGCATGGGGTTCCTCCTTCTAGGTCAGTCTAATTCCGGCAATCCACAGGTTGCTTCCCGTGGCTACCGTAGTGTTAGTCGATCCAGCCATACAGAACTGGTGATAGAACTTCGCACCAGGAATCTTCAGGCCGGCGTGTTTGGCGAAATCGAGTTTCGTCTTACCAATCCCCGGAGCTTCGATCCATGTCGAAAGCCCGGTAACTGGACTAGGTCGTGACGCAACCGTAAGCTCGGATTTCAGACCGGTGTAGGTCGCATCGAAAAGCAGGTAGTTAGTCATCGGTGGTGCGACGTACAGGAACGTATCCGCAGAAGCGACCGTGTAATTCAGCACTGGTGAAAGCGTGGCTGAAGTCGTGGAAGTCGTGTCGGTGATGTAATGCAGGAATCCCGTATTCGCCCCGGTTAAAAAATACACCCATCCACCAATCGGCTCGTTGTCAGTCACCGTGTTGGTGAAAGTGGAACTTGCCGCCGATCCCGTTGCCGAAGTGTCCGTATTCGCCGTCCCTGCCGCATCCGCACGGGCATACTCTGCCTCAATCACGGACGAGGGAAAGATGGGTGTGATCTTGCGATACGCACAAGAATACGTCCCGTCATCGGGAAGATAGTTGCCGGAGGTAGGTTGCTCCTCCTCAAGAATACCGACGACGTTCTCCATTGCGGTCGTAAGACCAGCAAAGGTCAAGAATTTCCCGTGGTCTACGTCATCGTAGTCCATCATCTTGACAAGAGAACCCTTATACCTTTTGGTAGTTGAATCTGCCGCAAGGTCGCCGTTATACCAGAGGTCGATTGGAGGAGGTGCGCCACCGGCTATCAAGTCATAGATAACCTTCATTTTATTTTTCTCCTATCGTTGCCAATTCAAATAATTTTTCGTGTTGCAGAAACCGCATCCTGCAACGTGTACGGGATTATCGGGAGCCGTTGACGCAGTATGGGTAATGGCCTCATGGCGAACCCCACTGCCCGGACCGCTTTTGTCACGTGATAAATCACATGGAAAGCCGCACCGTTTGCACCTGACAAAATCCCTATCCTCATTTCCGCTCGGAGTCCGTTGTCGCATTATGCGGTGGCCTCCAATTCCAACTTTTTCTTCGCAATGAAGTCCTTCAGGAAGTTCTTTGCTTTGTACGCTTGCTTCACTTTCTCGTAAGCAAACTTTGCTGCTTCCTTCGGCTCCATGCCTTCCTTAACCGCCTTGTCAGCCAATACCCGCAACTCCGGCTCGATGACCTGATATTCAGGGTCGGTGGAGTATTTGAATAATGCTGATTCAAGGTCGGCTTGCTTGAACGTGGTTTCGTGGAATCCCTTGGCGGCTTCGATTGCGCCAGCGTAATCCCCAGTTTCACCTAGTTTTGTGAATAACTTGTCCAGCTCCTTCTCGTTTTCACGCGAAACTGAAGCGACGGTGTTGGACAGGTCTGCATAATCGGGAAATGTTGATGTTGCTTCTTTCGCTCTGGAAGCCCAATCTTCTTTATCCAATGTTTCATATTTTGATGCAAATTCTTCCGGGGTTGCCGTTAACCTGTCATAAGCACCCTTCCCCATTGCATATGCCATCCCCACAGGACTTGTCGGCATACCTTGCGTATTGAACCCCCACGAAACAAGACCTTGAACCGCACCCGGTAAATTACCGGAAACGATGTTTGCCCCGATTCCTACGGCTTTCAATCCCATCCCCAATATTTCAAGAAGGGACTTGTTTTCTATGGCATTCCCTATCCTGTCCCACATGGTAGGGGTAAGATCACCCAATGGGCTGTCAAGTTTGCTTTCAAACGTAGGGTCGGCTAATGCGGCAGCGGTGAATACGTCTCTGCCGGACATCGGAGATTCCCATCCATAATTAGGATTGGAAAGACCTGTATTGCCGTATCCAGAGATACCAATGTTCTCAAAAGAAGAACCATAGTCTGTTTCGGTTCCTCTATTGTCCCCGCCTTCACTGTCGTACCCACCCATCGAGGTGTCGTTAGCGTCCATTAAAGTCCGTACTGCTCCTTGATCTTCGGGTTAAGTGAACTTATCCACTCTGCACGGGTCTTGTAAAGACCATCCGAAATGTCTTTCTTGCACTGCGCCTCAAACTTCGGGGGTAGATTGACAACCTTCTGCCGTGTCGTACTCTGCCGTCCTCCACCGGAAAGATTCAACCCACCACCTTTGTCACCGCCTCCGGTAAGTTTCCCCTCAAGAAAATTGGCCTTCGCCTCTGCGTAAGCCCACTTTAGAGCCTTGTCTACCGGTGCGCCCTCTGCCATCTTCTCTCTTGCCAACTTCTGAAAGTCAGGCTGAATGTCCTCGTAGTACGGTTGGTCGCTGTAGGTCGTAAGCCCTTTCATCAGGTTAAGGTTCTGCTGTTGGGTAAGGTTCGACTTTGCCCGCTCCCGCAAGTCGTTGACCATATTCATTGCACCAACCACATCACCACCAAACAACTTCTCCTGAACTTTCTCGTTGAACACCTTCATTGCGTCATCAACCCCTCCCGGTTGAACTACGGGATCTGGTTGCGCCGTCTTCAAATGGGGAATCACGTTCTCCTCAAACTGCTTCTTGATGATTCTCCCCATCCATGACCCAATGTACTGTTCCTGTTCCGGTGTGAATGGTTTCCCTTTGTCAACTCCATTACCGTTCCCACCACCATCTCCCGCCTGGGTGCTTGCTCCCTCTCCCGCAGCCTGTCCAGATTCCGTCTGGGCAGCAGCCTGGGCCGTTCCGGTATCCTGCTCTGCCATGCTCATTTCTCCCTTCGTTTAGATGTAATAAAAAAGACGCACCACCCGTCTGAGTGAAATGCGCCTCGGTTGTTCCGTTGGCTTATGTCCTAATCTACCTTGATCGTCTGCACCTTCTTCAACATGATTATCTTCCCATTCTGGAAAGTTATCTCTAGGCTTCCAAAGAATTTATCCGCAACCAATTTCTCAATCATTGCGAACAGCTTTTGCATCACCAACCTCAAGTATCTGTTGAGCCTCAAACCACAGTTTGTAAATCATCCGCAGCCGCATCAACTTGACACATGAAGAGCAGTGGCAGGCTTCGTCTGGGGTCTCTAGGAGGGATAGTAGCCCGACTCTCAATGCCACCCGCCACTGCTCAAATAAAACTCGACCCTGACCGTTCATAAATCTCTCAAGAGATTCAAGCCGTGCAAGGTTATCAGCCTTGATACGTGGTAAATTGGACGGCTCATTCGGGTCGAGAATCGTTTGAAAGTCCTCCCCAAAGAGAATCTTCCATGCTATCGCAGTGTTATCAGCCATTCATCCCCCCCGACTGAAATGTCGCCTCTCTTACATTTGCTTGGTCTTGTCCCATCGGGACTCCGTTCTGGTTGCTTGGTGCGTTACCGCTCACCCGCCGGCGCATCATCTCTATCTGTCCAGATTCACTATTCGGTTCATACCAGTTCTCATCGAACATTGCCGCTTCTTTAGGCATATTCCTGTTTCTAAGTATATTCCCCCACAAAACATTGAGAATCTTCGGCGTATTAGGGTTGTTCACCTGAGTGAACATCTGGATCATCTGCATATCCTGTGCGACTTCAACCTCTTTTTGCGCTTCCAATTTTACGGTGGTTGCACATGGCTGATATTTATACACTTCCTCCCAATCCCCATAGACAAACGGCGATCCTATGATGGTCTGGAAGGTCAGAGGGTGAGCAAATTTCTTCGCCAACATGATGTCCATCTGTGCCGAAGGAATCAAGAAAGTCTGTTCGATCATTTTAACTAAGAAATCCAGTTTCCCCATAGAATACTGAGCGTTTAACGTCGCAAGAGTGGCGGTTTTTTCCTTTCCGCTCCCCTGCATTGGCGGGGTAATGGCAGAAGTCAACTGAATTTCCGTGTCCAGAAGTGAATGTTTGTTCCAAGCGTCACGGGTGATGTTCTGCGGTGGCATCGGTAGCAAGGAATCAGCTGGATTGCCGCCCACAAGCCATCTCTGCCCCGGCGCACGGGTCATGGTGTCCCAATCCCACAAAGCAAACTTGTTCACCACAACCGGAGGCATGAGGTTTTGCCAGATTTCGTCAAACATGGCGTTGATGTTGTCATTCAGGGCGGTCTGGATGTCCTTGAACGGCTCCACCATCCCCATCGACTGCCATCTTTCTTCGTCGAAGTAAACGTGCAGGTCGATGTAGGTTATCTGGTTCGCAGGATTCTCTTCGCAGCGGATCAAGATGGGCGCACCGTCCGTGTTTGCCACCGCCACAATCATCTGTTTCCTGACAACTTCTTCGCCCCCTATATCCGCTTTGTCCAGGCAGGGCTTCCATAACCCATCCTCTTTGTCCTTATAGACAAGCATCTCACCCTGACGCTCGTACACTTCAACATCGGCATAAATATCGGCAGATGGAGGGGAGTCAAGACCATCCTTCGATGCCGCCTGAGAATGGTCCTGACTCTGTGAAAGGGACGAAGGATCTGCGTCACGGTTGAGATAGTCAAGATTGATATAATTTATATCTGAATTGTATAACGAATCCAAGTCATAGATGCTACGGTGTATTACGAATCTACCTTGACGGATACTCTGACCCGGCTGAAGCATCCAATCCACAACCACATCCTTGTTATTGCAGACTAGATTGACAGGCCAATCCTCAAGGGGGATAGAAGTGTTGAAATTCTTGGTCTTATCTTCGTACTGCACTTCCCCATTTTCATCAACGCCCTTGGGGATCTTGATTGGAATCGGCTTACTGACCTTCTTTACTTTCTGATGCCAGCTCTTTTTTACGATTGCGACACCATTTAGAAGTCCCCGAAGTAGTAACATCGTGACCACAAGGAAGAACGGAGTATGCGTCTTGTCGGGCGGTGCTTGGAGGTTATACCAAAATTCCAGTATCTTCTCCCTTTGCCACGCCCCTTTTTTGTCGAATGAAGTCACCCCGATAATGGGACTAGAACCGAAGATTTTTGCTGTAAGATAAGGAATTGCCGTCCAAACTACCTGAAAGACTTTGTTAATGACGATATTTGATTCCCAATCGTAGTTCTTCTGAGGTCGTCCCCCACGGATCATGTCATACAAATCGTCATACAACTGATCCATCGTGGTAACGAATGACTTGCCCTTGTCCCATTCCGTCATCACATGGTTGGCAAGGTCTATCTGCCACTGAGGGAGTTCGGTACTTGCCTTCGCCTCAGCCTCGGCGGTCCCCTTCTCTACAGAATCACTCTCTTCCTGCTCATTGTATTCGCTCATTTCTTCTTCCGTTTGGTAGGAGTCCAGCCGCGGTCAATCGCATTTAGCAACCGTTTCTGACGCATGGCGTTCTTCTTCGTCATCCGCTTTCCCTTCACGCCGTTAGGTGTGCTGTTTTGGTAGCCGCCTTTAACTTTTCTCGTTCTTACTGGCATATAGCACCTAAAAGAAAAGCCCTAGACCGCGCATAACGGGCCAGGGCTTCTTCAAGACAGTATCCTGAAAAGTTCTGTTGATTCTCATTATGCACAAGTCAAATGATCTGTCAAGAATTATTTTCATCTCCCCGCCACACTATGATGCCTATGCGTTTCCTGACGCGGTGGATTGGACATAATCTGTGCCGCAAAACGGAGTCTTGAGTCCTTCGCTAGACACTCTAATACCATGTTATCATGGGAATTTTTCTGCTGCGGTGTGGGTTTAAGATCATTTACAGCCTTCGTACTCTGGGCCACATACTCTCCATAGCTCCAATCAAGGAGGGAGCGATGAAACTTAGGTGCAGTATCGCAGATCCAGAGAGTAGGTAGGCGTTTGACGGTCCCACGATCCCTAATGGTATTGTTAAAAGGCTTACCGCAGCGTACGGCGTTCTTGAATCGCTCTGCGATGTGGTCCCTTCCCCCCGTCCCTTTCGTGTCCCACCCCTGCCAATAGCACGGTGTACCAAGTCCATCCTCCCTTCTCAACTGGTCAAAATACCGATTAAGGTCATCCGTTGCCGAAAACAATGTGTTGGGTTGCTTTTTATTCGCCAGAGGGTCAATCAGGTTCACGGTATAGTAATAATTCCCGCTGCTTCTGGCGATGCTCTTTGCTATTTCATAGGTGTTGTAGGCATTTGGCCCATCTATTGCAGGGTGAAATTCCTTCCACAAGAACCACTCATCCTCTGCTGATGCGCTCACCCACCCCACAGACCACGGGATTCTGCTCTCATGGTAGTCAATCCCTCTCGCGTGAATCCACTTGTACGGGATGTCATTAGGGAAATACTTCTTGTATGATATGTAACAGATAGACGGATCGTAGGTTTTGTGAACCCTCCCCGTAACCTGAGTGAACACACCGTAAATTCTAAGCGGAATCTCGGCAGGGTCCATCTCAGATTTCATTCGGTCGATAACTTCAACAGGAAGAGTCGGATTGTCATAAGTTGATCCAAAGATGCAAGAAATGTTTGCACCTGTTTTATGAAATTCTTTCTGCGGTAGTCCGGTATATTCGCAGACAGTCTTGGTTCTATATACAAAAGAAGCCAACTTAAAAACCTTATCGTAAGTATAGCTAAACGGATTCGTAGCCGTAAGAGTAAATATCTCATCTCCCCCCTCCTGAATGAGCCTCATCTGGCACTCTGTCCTCTTGTCCTCCGGTGTTTCCTCATCGTGCCACACCGAAGAAAGGTTGATCTTACCCAAATCCTGAAGTTCCTGTTTGCTTGACCTAAACTCAAACACCACTCTAGGTGAGTTCAAACCCAGAGGTCGGCGCACAACTAAGTTCTGACTTCGGGCAGTGATGTCCTTCTCAATCAGCTCGTAAGGAATCAGTTTCCGAAGCTCAATATACTGAGCGTTGTCCTGCATCTCGGGGTCGTTTCCCTCTGGGAGCGACGAACTCATGCACCGAATCTTCTTCGCCAAGAGATTCTTTTTCTTGATGGGGGCAATCCCAAGCACCCGCTTTACGTAGTGGTTGGCGACACTTGAAGTTTTTCCGCCTCTGTTGCCAAAGAACAAAGCAATTATATCGGCTTGCAGACTATCCAAAATTTCCACAATCTCAGTGCGCTTGAACCCCAGAAGACCAGAGAAGGTGTTCGCCACCTGTTCCATCGTCTCCCGAATCTCAGGATCTTGCGCCAAATCTGCCGCTTCAGTCATTTCCTGTTCATCTCATGCATCGGCGTGTTCCAAAGCAGAATCGTGTTCGTGAACCGCTGTTGCCTCACCATATCCCCATAACTGTCATCGTAATAAGCCGGGGGGCCGTTCTCCAACCGCTGATACATATCGTAACTTATCGCACCACGGTCATACGCCTTACGGTATTCACTCATCCTTGGCCCACAACATCCACACAGAACACCCACTAAAACGATCACAATCAGTCTATGCCGCATCTTTATGGCTCCTTGAATGACCAGCAAGCCCAATCTTGTTCTTAAACGTCTTGCCGCAGATATGACAGGTATGCCCACTTAGTTCCGTTGTAGCTTCCGGTATAGGCGGGTCTGGTTCCCTACCCGGTATCCCCACCTCCATCGGGACAACCGGAGCCGCTACCGTCTGGCTGTCAATGAACTCCTTGACACTTGGATTTATCCCCACCTTAACCCTGCTCCTCTTCGCCACAAACGCACACCCGCAGTCGTAGCACCCCAGAACACCCTCACCCAAATCCATAAACGGAACATCTACCCTCCTACATACCGGGCATTTCTCCGCTGGATTCGTCTTCCTACCCACCGTACCAAAAATCATAGCCCACCCCTCCACACAATACTTGACAATATTTGCAATAAGATATAATGTCTGTCATAATTCAAAAACCCCATACAGGAGGTCATTATGAGAGACACAACTGATATGAAAGAATACATTCGCTCCCTGCGAACAGTGTGCAATCGTTGTGGTGCTGACAATCCCGATATTCTTGTCTTTCACCATACAAACCCCGAAACTAAGTCTTGCGATATTGGTCCGCATTTAACGAAAGAACGAATCGATAGAGAGTTTCTGAAGTGTGAAATTGTCTGTTTTAATTGCCACATGCTCATCCATAGACGGTTAAAACCAATAAGAAAAGTATTGGTCACGCGACAGAAAAAGGCGCACGAACTTACAGATATCGGATCAAATATAGCAAGAGGGCGATTCCTTAAAGAATCTCTGTCTCGCCTACCTATATCTCTCCTAAAAGACATCCGCAAAGAAATCAACCTCATTCTCCCAAAACCATCCAAAACAACGGTAGAAAAGAAACCAAAAGAACAAGTGATGCCAAAACCTTTAGTGCCACCACATAAGCCAATGGGATTTGAAGTAATACCATTTGGCTATATACATCCTAAGTGATACCAGATTTTTCCACTAACCCAAAAAGCGGTGTTATCAACAACCTAAATCCCAAATTTAACTCCCCTGTGTTTTTAAAAATCGCCTTTTTATATTCCCCAAATCACCCACAGGAAGACCACCCCCCTCCAATCCAGGCCGCCTAAGAATCCCATCCTTCCCCGTGATAAACGTACACCCATGCTTACGGTGATCCTTTCTCACCGTACTTACCTTCACCCTATCAGCCGAATGATACCAACCACCACACTTCCTACACACAAATCCGTAATTAGACGTCATTATATACCCCCTATTTCTACCACGTGTGTTGTGGAATAAGAATCGCTATCGGGTCCGGGTCGGAGTCCCATGTCCGCTCCTCCCCCCACCTCTCCACTAAACCTATTCGACCTATTCCCGGCATCCATTATCCATGTCTCGTAAGAGTTATTATGTTAACATGTATGATATCATTAAGTATTTATTGTTTATAACTCTCATTTAGGTTGATAACTTTAGTTGTCAACAGGTTTATCAACAGGCTCTATATCAACTATATTCTCATCAACCTGGTGAATTGACATCGTTAAAGCCTTAGATAGCATATCTATCGCACATTTATCAACAGACCGGTGTGCGCCTTGAGAATAGATAAGTTGGTTTATGATCGTCTGTGGACCTGATCCATTTACGTGAGATAGGATAGTCTTTGAGGCATCTAGGGATATCTTGGCAAAGTCTTTGTCTCTCATTATGTTCTTAGAGTTACCGAGCGCAGCGAATCGGCAGAGGGTATTAACAGAGGGATTTAGTCCGCGCTTCATTAGTTTGGAGATTCCCTTTTCCACTATTGCCTTAACGTCGTCTTTTTGCTTAACGCGATATACTGAGGTGTGACTTGTTCCGATCTCTTCAGCTATGTCACGGGATGACACGCCTTGAATTGATCTTTGGATGACGATTGCAGTTTGTTCGGGAGTCATATTTTGCTCCTCGTTTGGTTTTTCCATACTCTTATTCTTTTAATATGTCAAGCGGAAATTGTAATACCTAGATATAAATGATCCAATCCGTGATTTTGCCGGGTTTTTCGCTTTTGTGGATGGAATCTTTCCGCACGGCACTGGTATTGATTTACAGCGATTTTTACCATGTGGATAACTCGTTTTTAGTATACATAATATCGTATCATTCCTTCTCATATGGGATTTTAACGGAGTAATACAGGAATGTTTACAGGATTTAGCGACGTTTTTCCTTATATCTTCGGCTCGTTTTTCCATTTGATTGGAAACATAAAATAATTACTCCATATCATATCATATACTTATAATGTTCTGTCAAGGTATCATTTACATTTGGCATACCATTTGCTCTATATAAGACAAAGTTCATTGACAATCTAATTAGAAAACCGGTTGGGTAGTATGCGGAGTAATAGAGTAGACCGTTACGCGGTTAGGGTAAACCTCCCTTGAGCACCCTTTGGACCTGATAAGCGCAGGTCGCCGGACAGAACCTTTACAGGTTCTAATGGTATGATGGCAGATTGGAGAATTGATATGTATATACTAGCGAAAAAAATAAAATCGAAATGGTATGGCGTCGCCGGCGTCGATCTTGGTCCCCAATCTTGTTTAGCTCAAGCGGATAAATACTTCTGCGAACAAGGTTTTCCGTCTCAATGGAAACATCCTGATTATAAGGTTTCCTGGGGATGCATTGAAAAACAAAAGAATTATGGCGGACGAACCCCGATTTTTCAAATGTTATAATAACCCACTAGCCGCCGTCATATCATTTGAACCTGTAAAGACTATTGCCTTGTGTAATATGCCAGTGAAGAAAGAGAGGATATTATGAAATATATAAGATCATAAATACGAGAAACATTGCCAGAAGCAGGCCTGAATGCGATTGCATTTGATGGCGAAACACTAATCACTGAAGAGATTTACGTACAGTTTAATCAATCAATCACTGGCATATTATAGGCGGCAATAGATCACTAACCATTTAACTTAAGAGGAGGTTTATCATGGACTATGAAATTAAGAAAACAAGTGACGGAAAGTATTACTTAACATACCAGAACGCAGCATACCGGTTTAATGTCCTATCAGGAGATAAGCGAAAATTGTTTGATACTTACAACGACGCGCTTCTGTATGTCGGAAGTGAACATGAGAACGAATTCTAATCCCTTTACCCTGCTATTTACTGAGGATAAATAGCAGGATTAAAAGGATTAAACAAACTAAACTATGGAGGTGAATATTATGTTAGGACGATTATTTGATGACGCACGGAAACAACAGGGATTTAGAAATCAGGAACATTTAGATGCTTTTTTCTCGTATTATGACCACGTTACAACATGCGCAGAATGTGCGAAACCTGGACCACTGGTTTTCGTTGATGACGGGTGTCAACCTACGCATTATCTGTGTGAGGTAGCGAGAAAACTAGATAGACTAATCAAATAGTGGCTTGACCTTTTTCCTTTCCATTAGCTGCTAGTGGAAAGGATAAAGGGCCAAAAATGGCGAAAAATAAACAGGACTAATTAACAAGGAAAGGGGAGAATATCATGGAAAGAATCAGAGAAGTGGACCTTGAGAATTTGGCGGAAATTATCAATAAGAAAACCGGTAATCCTTTAACTCCTTATAAAAAGGACGAAACCGGAAAGTTTTCCGCACAAATCGGAAATTACCACCTTGACTATGCTTATGGTGGGGTGGCGCTGGAACAAATGGTCAACATTCACGGAGGAGTCAATTCAGTTTTTGGCTGCGGTTATGTCACAAAACGCGATCTTTACAATAGAATGCAGGCGTTTATCGCTGGTTTAAACAATAACTAACCATTCTCCCGCCGCCCGTCGGGTAAAACGGGCAGGAGGAATTATGCCGACAAAACAAGAAATTGACAGGGCGGTTAAGATTATCGAAAATTCGCCTCTTAATCCTCAAGAAAAAATCACTAAGTTATATAGAATAATTGAGGAAAAGGAACACCGGATTGTAAATCTTGAAATGGAAAAGGGCGAAAATTCCAGTCCAGATGGAAAACCGGACATTATATGTGTCATTGTTTGGTTGGGTATAGGAATTTTTTGCGGCCTGATATTGGCAGGGATCATTTACATGTTGACGGTTTGAAAATCAGGAAATATACCTCCACACTAACATAAAAAGGAGTATACACTATGAAAACGAGAAGGTTCAAATTTTTGCGATCAGGATTGATATCGGAATACAATAACTACCAATGGATAATGGGAGAATGGCATAAAACGGATTGTAAAGAATTATGCCACGGATTTAATTGCTCAGAAAGCATCCTTGCTGCGCTTTCTTATATCCAGGGTGAAATACTTGCAGAAGTTGAGGTCAGAGGGAAATCTTTTGTCGGGGATGATAAATCTACGCATGAAGAAATGAAAATATTAAGGGCGTGGAACTGGACAAAAAAAGATAGTATTGCCCTAGCGATATTTTCTGCTGAACTGGTTATTGATATTTTTGAGAAAAAATTTCCCTGTGATAAACGTCCACGAAACGCCATAAACGCCGCTATAGTATGGTCAAAATATCCCTCAGAAAAAAATAAAGCTGCTGCAAAGGCTGCTGCGGAGGCTGCATGGGCTGCGGAGGCTGCATGGGCTGCTGCGGAGGCTGCAAAGGCTGCTGCGGAGGCTGAATGGGCTGCGGGGGCTGCATGGGCTGCAAAGGCTGCTGCGGGGGCTGCATGGGCTGCATGGGCTGCAAAGGCTGCTGC